GTTGCGAATGTGAAGAGTATTTCAATCGTGGTGGCGCAAGAATGCTTAATGCGTTAAGTGGATGGAATGCCAATATTCAAGAGACCATCCTAAAAACATCAAACGTTGATGCTTCAGACATTGGAGAACCATCAGAATGTTTAACACCAACCATAATATTACCATTAACAATTCAAGTTTCTATTGATGATTTGGGAGAAGAAAGTATATTTTCTAAGGATTATGAACTTGGAGTTGACTATAGGACGGCAAACCATTACGAAAGTGCAAATACTAGCGTAGGAACAGTGGTTACAGTCAGTGGCGAGTCAAAAATTCTCACTAGTGGAAATGGATTCACATTTGATGAAACCTTCATGGAGAAATACTATGACGAAGATGGTTTTGAAAGCTATACTGATAGATATATAACAGATGAGCCTTCTCGTGCAATTCCTGGCATAGATTATTATCCTAATGAATTTAATATTGATTACAATTTCTATTGTTTTGATAACAATAATGTAATATATACATCAACTGCCGATACAATTGAATCTGCAAGGGAAGACCTTCGTAGTCAAATGTCTTCAAGATACCCTATAATCACCAATGAAAACGGTTGGGCTTTGGATAACGAAGAATTGTATGAAATACTTGAAAGCGAATATGGTGTTTATGATAAGTCTAACAGTTATCTTAGTAGAAAAAGATATTTCGTATACAGAGAAGATGGAACTAACACACCATATACGATAATAAATGGAAAAAAAATATATGCAGATTTCTATGAACCTGAAATGTTGTACTATTTCCCATTCTTCCATTCAGAAAATCCAACTCCGATTGAAGAGTCATGTAGTGGTGAAACGTTCAACATAAAAAATTATAGGACATTTCCAGTTATTGGGCTTAGTGATGATACTAAAAAATATATCTTATACAACGGCACATATTACATCGTGAAAGATGGGGATGAATCTGTTCAGACTAGTATGTATGAACTGCCTATTATAAGCGGATATTGTCAAATCAGTGGTGATACTAGGGTGTATATAAAGAAAAACGATACAAAAGTGTATTCGTACTATTCTTACAACATACTGAATGAACTAGACACCAACGAAGCATCTATTGAAGGCAATGATGTCGTAATAAATCGTGTTATTGATTTTGAAGTGTACAATGCAAGAGTAATAACTGGTCGTACTGCGTCAAAGCTTCAAGACTTGAAGAAGTTAAACTATCTAGTTGATGATGTCGGAAATGAGATTGACGGTATATACGACTTGGAAGAGTTTAGGGCAGAATCTGGCATATCTCTCCTAGGAATTATGAATCATCAGCCACAAGAAGGTAGGGAATTGGAGCTTTTGTATCAAGTAGGAAATGTATATGGTGTCTCTAGGTTTAGCTTAACTGCCGAGGAGACGGAGGACGTTACGGATGGTACAAACTATTTTGTTGGTGATATTATAACCCAAATGAAGTTCTATTTCAAGACACGTGACGGAAGAATTCTTCCAGATGTGACATCTGGGATAACTCTTGATGAATGCACGCCAAGATATACGTCTTTGGCTGTCATACAATATTTGACTAAAATTAAGGATAATGACCATGACAACTTGTATGAGGATGACATATACTGCGACATAACATATTATGTTGGGGCAACATTGAAAAGGACGTCAGGCGCATGCCCAAACAAATATGACGAAGATAAAAAACTTAGTAAAAGATTCGTGCTTGCTGACGATACAAAGTATAACATGGGTGTAAAATACGTTGAAACTGTTCAATTTGTAAAGGAGAGGAGAGAGTATTTCATGAAAAAGCGTAAAAATCCTTTGTTGACTTTACCTAAAGAATTGATTAAAAAACATTCAGTACATTCGGTTAGCTATCCAGTATATGTATATAATTTGAGACAAAATAACCATGTTGTTCGCAATTCTATATATGATGAGCCTTATGAAGCTCCATTGTCAAATTTCTACACGGAAATAAACGTGTTTAACGGAAATGGTACTGCTGATACATATAGCACTAAGGAAGACATGGAAACCCATAATGGAATGCAAGTATTTCCAACCTTCAGGGAGGAATATAGATTTGGTATTTCATCGATTGAAAACGTAGATTCTGATATTTATATAGACAGAGGAATAAATGCTTCTTACGAAAAGCACTTGAAGCTAGGAGAGGTAACTAGTTTGGAAGCATTGGAACAATATGGCTTAAATTTTTTCAAAATAATAGATGGATAATTCTTGTTATTTCTCCCAACTAGATATTTATATATAAAATATTAAATATGGGTAAAACTACAAAGTTAACAACAGAAGAATTTATCAAAAGGGCTAGAAAAGTTTATGGTGATAAGTATGATTATTCTGCAACAGAATATATAAATAAAAATACAAAGGTAAAAATTATATGCAAAATTCATGGTGAATTTGAAAAATATCCTCTTGATTTTCTAAAAGGACAAGGGTGTCAGAAATGTTCGCTTGAAAATAGGAGTAAAAAACGAGCATTAACTATTGAACAATTTATTAAAAGGGCGAAGTCCATTCATGGAGATAAGTATGATTATTCAAAAGTAAATTATATTAATATGTATGAAAAAGTCTGTATAATATGTCCAGAACATGGAGAGTTTTGGATGACACCAAATGCTCATATTGTTAATAAAGAAAATTGTCCTAAATGTTCTAGTCATTACCAATATACTCTTCAAGAGTGGGTTGAAAGGTTTAAACAGACGCATGGAGATAAATACAATTATTCACTTCTTTTAGAGAATGGTTTTATTGGTGATAAATTTGATGTTATATGCCCTAAACATGGCTTTTTTACAGCATCAAAAAGCAATCATTTAAAAGGACAAGGTTGCCCAAAGTGTGGTAGAGAAAAAGCAAACTTATCACTTAAAAGCACAACTGAAGAATTTATAGAAAAAGCCAAAAAAATTCATGGAGATAAGTATGATTATTCAAAAGTAAATTATGTAGATTGTAGAACTAAAGTATGCATAATATGTCCTATTCACGGTGAGTTTTGGCAAAGACCAAATGACCATTTAAATGGGTGCGGATGCCAAATATGTAAAGAAAGCAAACTTGAGATTAGTCTTTCTAAATTTCTTATTGAGAATTCTATTAAGTTTGAGTATAAAAAGCAGTTTAAGTGGCTAGGAAAACAACATTTGGATTTTTACCTTCCTGAATACAATATTGCTATTGAATGTCAAGGAAAACAACATTTTATTGGTTGGGCTAATAATAAAGAAAAATTAGAAAATCAAATAAAAAGTGATATTAAAAAGTTTGAAAAATGTAACATTCATGGCATAAAAATAAAATATTATGCAGATGAAAATGAAATAAAAAACATTTCATACATTTATGACAATAACATTTTTTCTAATAAAAATGATATTATTAAAATAATTGAAAGTTAAAAAAGCAATAAAATGGCAATAGGCGCATACGGAACAGTCATTCCTATAAACATATCAAACGTTAGCATTCCTAACATGGTTGATATATCTTACTGCTATCATGAGACTAGGGCTTTTGATTCTATTACAAACGCTAGTTTCAAGCACTTGGAATCAAGTATCTTGACCCAAGCAAAGAGAACTATGGAAGATAACGATGTTGACGAAATTGTAGAAGGAATGTACAATTTACAGTTACCATTGACTGAGTTTAATAAGAAGGGATTCTATACGGTATATATAAAACCTAGAGAAATAGAAGCTGTCATTACCGATGTTGGAAACTTGACGGCATTTCCTAACGTAAGGGGTTTGGTTATTGACACTGAGCAGATTCAAAACGAGACGTTCAAGACGATTGCACAAACCAACAATGGACTTGTTGGTTATAGAATCATATATTTGGCAGCAAATGGAAGCAGAGAGGACTATTATAGAATAATCACTAGCAATAACAAGTGTGAACCAGTTGTGCAAGCACCTAACAGCTCAAGTGACAAGTCCTATACATATCGCTATGAGGACACGTCAACTTTGACCTTTGTGACGGTTTCCCCATCGTCTGCGCCTACATTCAAAGACAATGCAACGCCTTATATAGGAAAACCTACTCAGAAGATATTGTTCGTGAACACGTTCTTTGAACCAATACAACTTGACATTGAGCTTACAACGCATGATGCTGATACTATCAGCTATATGTTGGAGAATAACCAGTTAAGAGACTTGGATAACGGACTTGTTACAACATACAACAACAATAACGAAATATACCATCAAGCAGAACACTTTACACTTAAAGACCAATATAGTGGTAAACCTGTATTTGAAGTTAAACAAAATAAGACAAATAGTGTTGACTTTAGCCAAACTATTAACGATAAAATAGGACAATAAAATGCCATACATAAAGACCCATTCGAATTATGTTCTGAAAAAAAACCATCAGACTGTAGCAGACGGTACAATCTGGGAGCGTGACATCACCACAATTGGAGGTGTTAACCAGTTTTCTCCTGGTCAGATACCAATATACCGTTCAAACAATTTTATTATTACGGTAAGAAATGAGGGTAAGGAATCAAATCAGTACAATAGGCTAAAATGGAAAGAAAATGAAAGCGGTGATACTTGGACACTGGAAAATATCAGTGGAATTACAAGTGAGTTTGAAGACCAAAATGATATTAAAATAGTCTTGAAGCAAGATTACTATGATTTTCGTGACTTTGCGTATTATGGCTCATTGTCAGAACTATTCAGGTCTTCAATAAATGACATTTTCCAACGTTTTCCAGGAGAATTGTATGTAACTTTAAGTGGTTCAGCATATTATACCTCATCTTACACTGAAGATTTCGAGACATTTACAGATAAAATTAGGTTCGCTGATGAAAAGTATAAATATGTTTCAAACCCTTATGGGATTGATATTTATTCATCTGTAAGACCAATTGAGAAGAATCCGCTTAAGTTTTTCGCTGATGAAGGGTATAAAAACTATATGACACAAAAAAATAATGGCGAATGGGAAAATATAACTAATTGGGAAACAGAATATTATGATATATGTTGCGATTGTGATTCATTGAAAGTGTGCGGTTCAACCATATCATTTGATACCACTGGAGAAACTGTTATCGGCAGTTATGACTTAAGGGGGTGCTTTGACGATGATAAGGTAACTGTTTCATGTGACTGCGAATGGATAAAGAATATTCATGTGGATAAAGATAGCAAAAAAATAATTGCTGTTATTGAAGAAAATACTAGTGAGGAAAATAGAGAGGCATTATTTTTAGTAAAAGCAATATTATTAAACGAAGAAGAATGCACAAAAGTTGGTAAAGTAATTCAAAGTAAACATGTTGAAAGTTGTGATTGCGACACAAAATTTATTATCAATATAACCGCAGACACAATTGGTGCTGATGAAGACCGTTATGAAATTGGAACATATGATAAAAATGAATGTGTTTCTGAAATTAAGTTTGAATACGATGAGTCTATTGTTAAAGAAATGTCTAGTGACAATGGTACAATATTTATTGTTCCTAAAAAAAATATTAGTTACGATAGTAGAATTATTTATTTTAAGATTTGGGGCGAGTATGATTTTGACCAATGTGAAAGCTCATTTACGATTACTCAAGAGGCTGCTCAATTACCAGAGTGTGGGTGTGATGATTTGGAAGTTGAGCATATAACAAAAGCAACACAGAGAAGAGGGGTTAAAAAGAACGGTTTGATTTTGCGAAACGCAAATGAGGATGAAATAAAAAGAAAAATAGCCAAAATAAAAATTACCACTGAAAAAGGCAGTGAATATATAATTTATGCGTGCCTTGGTGATGACAACAAAATTGTGTATATAAGTGATATTGGAAAAGGAAATGATTTACATATAAGACCTAATGAAAATTTCATTGTAGAATTTTATAATAATTGTAACAATTTTGAAAGGCTTCTTTTAAATAAGGACACGCATCCTAAATATAAGTCGTTGTTTTCTGTTATTAAGGAAAATGACCACGGTTATTATAGGGAAATGGAAGAGTTTGTCTTCCCTACGTCCGAAGGTGGCTATAACATAGATGCAAGTTCTTATGGTTTCACAAAATTCACTACTAGGCTGTCTGAAATAGGTGAATATTACGATGAATATTTTACAGACAACCTCTACAGGTCAATGACCCATGAGGCAATCAAGAACTTTGACTGGACATACACTCGTGAGTTCTACCAAGGTGACGAGCAGCAGTTTGTCATTGGCGGTGAGAGGGTGCAAAAGGCGTTAAGGATTTTCGCAAGGGAATTTGACGAAATACTTTCATACATAAACAATATAAAGAACAGCAACAGGATAACTTATGATGAAAGAAGCAATATCCCTAACTATTTCCTAACAGATTCAGTTGAAAGTAAGGGTTGGGATGTTAAGTTGGTATATCCTTATGAGCTTAAGGAATATATGAAAGATGATAGCGGCAACACTATTGTTAACGCTAGCGGAGGTGTTGAATATGTGGATAGTTATGAAGAACAACAACAACTAGATAACAAAATAGAAGATAACTACATAGTAAGACAATTTTCACAAAATCCTAAGAAAGAAGTGTTCCCTTATACTGAAAACTTGATAGATGAGAAAATAAGGGATGGTTATTTTATATCTTGTGATACTGGTGGAACTAGGGTTAATGATTATGTATGCGAATATAATTATAAAGACTGTATATACAATTTAATTTCTACTAAAATTGAAGATGATAGCGGCAACACTATTGTTGATGAAAATACTGTAAAGAAGTTCAGGCTCAAGAATAGAATAAGGTCATTTACTGACGAAAAACCTTATACCTATTTTGATGTCAACAATGAATTTATGAAGAGGTTGGCTATAAACTCTCCATATATCTGGCGTCATAAGGGTACGATTGAAGGAATTGAAATGATTTTAGGTATGTTCGGTCTAAAGAGTCAAAGATGGATAGATAGATTAGATAACGGATGTCGTAAAAAAAGTTTTACTGCTGATTATGAAATTACTGAATACACATCCTTTACGAACAGAATAGAAGAGAAATGGGATGCTGTACATCAGATGTATCGTATGGATTGGATTAACTCTACTAAAACGATTGTGTACGATTATAGGTCAACATCAAACTACACTAAGTATGGTGCTTCAGATTGGACAAGTTATTTGCCATATCAAGGCTTGCCAGTTACATATAAGGATGAAACAGTGCAAGTAGACAGTGGTGGTACGGTTCTAAATAAGCCTTACATTAAGATTAGTCCGTTGTCAACGCAATCAGCAACTAGCGATTCAGCAGAATCATTTACTAGAATAGACGGAAGTAATGCACCAGTCATGAGAAGGTATTTGTATCCTAGATTCAGTGCTTATGAGCAATTAGACGGCAACCCATATTATCAGATGAATGGTGGATGGATGGCAAAGACTTTAACGAATGGTGAAAAAGTGTATAACTTCCAATATGATGTTGATGACAACATATCATACACTTGTGAAGTAGCTTCAGGAACTGCAACTCCAAGTGGAACAACAGACAATCATCCTATATATAATGAAACGGTTAGGAACATTAGAAGTGTTGAGAATATTCAAAAACTTGTCAGCACACCTTCTGACAAGGTGGTTAAGAATTCCATCTATTATGTTTCGCATATTGAAAAGGACATAGCTGTCATAAACAACTCAGTCTATAAAATAAACTATGAGTATTCTGGCGATGAAAGTAAACCTCTAATGTATGTCGTACTCACTAAGAACGGTGGTTACATAAAGATAGGTAATGATAGGTTTTTTGATGAGTCAATAGTTGTTTATACTAAAACCAAAGTGGTTGAAGATGATAGCGGCAACACTATTGTTGATGAGAACGTGGTTGAAGATGAACACAAGCCTATGTTTGGTGATTATGAACTGATAGAGTCAATTATTCCTTTAACGGATAAATCGGACGGATATAGCATAAAGGCTTATATCTCTTATGATGTGGATGGTGAAGGAAAGAAGTCTAATTTTGATTTCGTATGCAAGGACACCATAGGTGGCTATTATACAATAGACAGTTTTGTTGTAATGGATGCACTTTACAAACAAGGTGACACGAACTATTTCATCATCAAAGACGTAAACTACAGCAACAGGATGGCTTCTGAGAATGATGAATACGGATGGATTAGATTGAATGAGAAGGACTCAGAGTATATAAGAATCAACACAATCACGAACTACTACGAGGGCAACAACCCACATAACGGCAACATGGACTATGATAGCGGACATGAGTATTTCACATACTACAAGAAACTGTTCAAATATGCCATAGCCAACTATCTGTTCGATGAAAGATGCTATGAGAATTTCTATGACACGTTCTATTCTGAAATATATGATTACGGATTTGAAGGTTTGATAGATTCTGACGAGAGTATTAAACAGTATACGCCATTTATTATCAATGACAGTAAAATACACTATTTTGGAAACTATTATAAGAAGTCTGATAGCAACCCTATAGAGTGTACTAAAGTAGTACAATACAGTGACAACAAAGAGTTACAATGGAGGTTGAAAACCATGTATAATTTCTCAGACAGTAGGGTTAATGTTACAAATTACATATTGAATGACAAAAATGATAATGTGATTGGTGGCTCTCCTTACAGTGGGTTCACGTCCGATGAGAGTAAGAATATAGTAGTTGATGAAGTAACAAACCAAGTTGTTAACAACAAGAGGGTTTCAATTACATTCAACTTGCACAATGAATGGTACACCAACCAAGGACAGTGTGAGGTAAAGTATTTGGATGATATTGTGATGAACTATTTGTCACAGATGATACCTTCCACTGCAATTGTTGACATAAAATATGTGTCACCCCAAAAAAATTAAAAATGATTGATTATGATAGGAATTGGAGAAATTACGGATTTGTATGTTTTGGATTTAAACTTGTCTGATGAACAAGACAAATATGTGCTAGATGTGTTGTCTGAGGAAAATGGTTTGCATTGTTCTTGGGGCATAGATACCATAGTTGGCAGCAGATACTTGAATGTTTCCACTAGTGGGCGTGATAAGTTGGAGATTAATGTTAATCTAGACAAATTCAAGGAAAAAGGGCTTATAATACTTAAAAATGTTATAGGCGAAAAACTTAGAATCATGGTGCTTCCAAACTTGGAAGCCACTAGGGAAAAAGATTACGTATTTAAGTTGGGTAAAACGTCTGTATCTGGGAAAACAATGACAATAAACGTCATATCCAAAGAAAACGGCAAAAACATTCCTTGGGAAATAACGTATGATGGAAAACCTATTTCTTATGACATTTCGAAGTTAAAGACCAAGTTTTCAGTTACATTGGTATCAATTCCTTATTCTGAATTAACATCGTTGTTTGAATTAACCCAAGATAAATCAAACAAAAAAATAAGAATCAAGTTGTTCCATAAAGATGGTGATTCCATTGAAATACTAGAAGAAAACGGCAATAACATCGCAGTTGGCACAAAATAATCTATAAATTATAATGGCTCGATTATGAAAGAAGCGATATTTGAAAAGTTAGTAAAAAGTACTATAAATGAATATATTGATAAAAATGCGATAATGCCTTTGAAAAAATATTTGGATAAAACGCCAAAAAGATATAAAACCACAAATTTTAACAAACTTTGGCATAAATATGAAACAGATAGAGCAAATATTACATCTAGGCATGCATTTTCAAAGCATGAAGTTTTTAAGAATAACTGGGTAATACATTTTACTAGAAGTCCACTGTCTATAATACGAAACGGTTTTAAAGGTATAAACGTAAATTATAAAGACCAATTGTGGAGAACATATATGCGTGGTTATCCAACTGACTATGGTGATGGTTATGCGTTTGCCTATGATGCCAATGACATACCTAAAAATGCTTTTGAATATGGTGAATATGGCATAATGTTTAGAACTAGTGGGCTAAAGGTTTATAATAGAGCCGATTTGGGTGAATGGCAAGTAATATTTAACCCATCCCAAGCAAATTTAAAGGAGTGTTTCTTAATTAAGGTTGATATTGATTATAAATCTAATTATGATGGCGATGGCGATTTTGAAACAAAAGAAACCATGAGAAATGTAAATGTGATAAATCCTTATACTAAAAAGGTAATATATAAAACAAATTCTTTTGATAATGCTGTAAATTGGGTTAAGACAAACTATAGGCAATATAGTTCGATTAATGCTTCAAAATATTCTAATAAATTTAAAGAATATTATGCCAATCAGTTGAAGGATGTGAATAGTATGGCTGAATATATAAAGTCTAATGTGAATGGTGACGTTCTTGAACTTCCGATAGATGACAGAGATATATTTTATAGAAGGACAATCTTGTATGACGGTCAATTAAATTTTAGAGATTTTATAAAAAAATTTGGTTTTGATTTTGATGGAAAAGAAAATTGCTACATTAATGGCGATATAGTTCTTCTTAAAGAACCTTTTATCGAAGCGTATGAATTACAATGTTGGCGTGAACATTATAAGAGAGAACCAAATGATGATTTTTCTAATACCATAACAATTACGTTAAAAAAGGAAATATAATAAATGGAATAATATACATGTTGAAACTAAACAATAAAATGCAGCTGTTTTTGACTGCATTTTATAAATCATTTATGCCAACTGCTATATTATTGCCAAAAAAACTGATTAACCTCAAAAGTTAATCAGTTTTTCTTTGTCTTCATCTATATCGTCTATAGATTCAATTTCAATGTCATATAATCCATAATCTGTTTCCAAATCAACGAATTCATATGTTAGATTTTCCATGTTCCAAACAACAAAACCATGTTGTGATACCGTTTCACCGAATGTCTGTTGGATAAGAGAACCTGGATATACTATTTCACAATCACCTCTTTTGAGGACTTGTCGTTTATGAATGTCACCAGCCATAACAAAATCGCACCCTTCAAACAAAGACCCTTCAACTCCGTTGTCCACAACGCTTCCGTTGTTAAGACTAGCACCGTCAACCATTCCATGATACAACCCTATAACCGTTTTACCTTCTCTGTTGATTTCACTGATGTCAGGGGCTTTATATCCGTTGTATATTGAGTATAGTACCCATGTGATGTTTTCGTCCTCTATAATTCCGCTTTCATAGTTAAGCATTCCGTCAAAGAACTTACAGTTTGTAAAGTTAGCAGTGTCAAACAATGCCGTCAATGTGTCGGTTCTTGAGGTGTTGTTTACTAAAAGGTCGTGATTTCCAGCTATAACTATTACATCGGCTATTTCTTCTAATTGTCTTAGAAAGAAACTGCTGAAAGTCATTAGTTCGTTTGAAATGTTGTTTTTCTGATGTACCAAATCTCCAACAACCACAATTCTTATTTCTTCCCTTTCATAGTTTTGTGCAATTTCATTACACTTTTCCACAAATTTTGTAAGCTGTTCAGCGTATTCTGAAAGTCTTTGGAAGTTCCTTATGTGAATATCGCTGCAATGTATTACGCATTTTATCATATTTTAAACTTTCTGCAAAGATATGTAAAATAATGTTAAAATGCAAATATTTATATATAAAAATGACAATTGTCATAGAAACAGTACTTTAATATGAAATAAATTTTTTTAAGTAAACATTTTTTATGAAGCAAATACATTATATTTACAAATTAACTTTTTTAAAAGGAAGCCTTAAAGGATATTATTATATAGGCAAAAGGACTTCTACAATAAGAACTAAAAAAATGGAATGGGCTAACTTTTCAGACCCAATAGAGTGGGCTAAAAACGATGTTATGTTTGATAATTATACTGGGTCTGGAAGAGTTCCTAGAGATTACTTCAAAAAGTATGGTAAAGAAATAGACGTTACATTTAATAAAGAAATAATTTATTTTTCTAATACATTTGAGGAAAATGCCTTAATAGAAGAAAATATTATAGGGGATAGTTATAAAACTGACCCAAAATGTGTAAATCTAGTTAAAGGAGGAATGTGTGGAGACCCTAGTAAACTGTCTGATGAAGAACGTAAAGTCAAATACAAAAGAATTCTAACAGAAGAAGGTAGGAAAAGATTATCAGAATTTCATAAAGAAAGGTGTTCTAAAATTCCTATGCCTTGGAAGGGTAAAAAAAGAACAGATGAGGAAAAGAAAAAAATTTCTGAAAAGGTAAAAAAATATTGGGAAAATCATCCAGAATTAAGGAAGAAAGAAAAACATTTTTCTAAAAGTGGAAAAGAAAGAAACAGCATTGCTCACAAAAAATTATGGGAAAATAATGAGTATAGAGAAAAGGTAACTAATTCATTAAAGGAATATTGGGCAACACATAAGTCTCCGAATTTTGGTACTCATTTGTCAAAAGAAAGAAAGAATAAACTAAGTGAATATTTTAAAGGCAGACCTAACCCTAAAAACAAGGGTGAAAACAATGGTATGTATGGAAAAACTCCAGCAAATGTAAGAAAAGTTATACAATTAACCCTTGACGATATATTTATTAAAGAATGGAAATCTTTGAAAGAAGCCGCAGATTCTCTTGGCTTACATTCATCAAATATTCTAAAAGTTTGCAGTGGAGAACGGAAAAAATGTGGTGGATTTCATTGGAAATATAAATAATTTTAATAAATTACAAAATATTAATATGATTATTTTGATAGACGGAGGTCACGGTTCTAATACAGAGCAGAACGGAAAATTCAGTCCTTTATTAGGAGAAGACATGAAAATTGATGCAGAGTTTACCAATAAGGGAAGATTCCGTGAGTGGAAATACAACAGAGTCATAGCAGACGATGTTGTTGAAAAATTGAAAGCCTATGGTTATGATGCAAGGTTATTAGTTCCAGAGGATACAGATGTTTCTCTTTCTGAGAGAGTTAGAAGAGTTAATACATTATGCAATAAACATGGTGCTAGTAATGTAATCCTTGTGTCAATTCATTCCAATGCTGTTGGACTTGGCAATGAATGGATGGATGCAAAGGGATGGGAAGCCTATACAACAAGAGGTGAAACTAAGTCAGATACACTTGCTGAGTATCTTTACAAAAGGGCTGAGAAGAACTTTGAAGGTAGGAAAATAAGAACTGATTGGACTGATGGTGATAGGGATAAGGAAGCCGATTTCTATATCATCAAGAAGTCAAAGTGTCCAGCAGTATTGACTGAGAATTTCTTCTATGACAATAAGGATGACTTGGAGTATTTAACTTCAACTATAGGTGTACATGCTACAGTTAGAACTCATATTGAAGGAATTCTAGATTATCTTAATTCTTTGAAAAAATAATAATTATGGAAAGTGTATATAGTGAAATGGGCTTAACATGGTCATCTGTTGAAAAAGATGTGTCATATACTAAAGTGGTTTGGTCGGTTGGTAAGGACGGCATACCATTTTTTGAATTTTATAAAAAATTAGAATAATCGCAAATTATTGAGGTGATGAATATATTTTTAACTGAAAAACAATTATCAACATTGATTAACGAAGCTTATTATATTGAAGAGTCTATTATTAACAATATAATATCATATATAAAATCATTTGGCGAAAAAGGGAAGTTACCTTCATTTGAAGGAAAGTTATCCGATTGTTTCAAGCCTAGCTTGCAAAAGGCATATGAATGGGCTTGTCAAAGCACTGATGGGGTTAAACGTAATGGTATTGATTACTTTGATTGGCAATTTAGAGTGAATGTTACTAACAATCTAATTTTTAATAAACGTGGGCTTATATATGTTGAACGTAGTATAGACTTAGATTTATCAAAAGGCTTTGATGATTTGCAATTTAAATCAATCGGTGAATGTTGGTCTTGGAGAAGACTTAATTCAAGAAGTTATTGTTCATCAAATTATAATTCTGTCATTAAAAATGATAACATGAAAAGTGTTATATTATGTGGATATGTTCATCCTCAAAGTATAGATTGGGTTGAGACAATATATCTCAATTCATATCGCATGAAAAATGAAACGGAAATCAGAATGAATGATAATGCTCAAGTAGAAGTGGCTTATATTAAAATTAATAATGAAAAATATAGGTTAAAAGGTTCATACCTTTTAAATGCTAGCGCAGATAAATATAGAAAGAAAAATTGGTAATGTAACAATATACAAAAATGAGGAACTGTTTGTACATTTCCTCATTTTTTTTGTATATCTACTGATGGTAGTAGGCATTATGGGCAAAACATTTCATATTCTGGAATTTTCTTTGCCATTTGCAAAGAGTGTATAATTCCCTTATATCCATAGTTTTGATATATTTCGCTTGGGTCTTTCCCTAAATCTGAATATACATATCTTATTTTATTATATAGTCTACCGTGATTTAATAATGCATATATTTCTTTTCCATTATCTTTAATATCATTATCTAAAAATATATTCACATTTGCATTAGCTTTAGTAATTAATTCCCAATATAACTTATAATCCTTGTCTAGTGCCTTACCCAACAACGCAATTGAATTTGGAACTACAATATGGTCGAAAGCACCTTCAACCAATGTGATGTCGGCATCCCAATTAATCTTCTCTTCGTTGAATATAATTTCAGTTTTCTTTACTTGAGGATTCGCATATTTTGTCCTCAGAGCGAATTTATCTGACGTAGGTAGGTAATCCCTACCCACCCAATAATTAAGCTCTCCTAGGGCGTTATATGACGGTATAATGACCCTATATGAATACTTTCTCATCTTATCATCTTCTTCCCTTTCGGTAAAGCCTATTTTGTATTGTTCTATAATGTTCCAATCGATTCCTCTGTTTTGAAGGTATTTCAATGCGCCATAGTTGTTTTTGCCGTCTTTTTTGAACAGTCTGAAACTTGGAGGGAATTTCAAGTCTTCCTTTTCAATGATTGAGGTGTCGATATTAAAATCGCTGTCATTGAAATGCAGCTTGTATAGCTCACTATCCCTAATTGAACGTATGATGTTCTTATATTCTGAAAGGAGTTTTTCATTACCATACATTCTGATTAGTTTTGTGATAGAGCCTTTCATGTCTTCATCCATTGATGAGCATTTCCAACATTGGAATACTTGCTTCTGAATATTGACCTCTAGGTTGTATTTCCTAGCTTCCATATATCCATCCCTATCAATGCATCTAGGGCAAGGGAATTGGTATTGATAGGTGTTTTCATCAAAACCATTCTTCGCCTCGCCTAGAAAAACCGTCAGTATGTTGTATAACTTTTCAAGTTCTTGTTTCATATGTGCAAAGATATGTTAAAAATTTGAGAAAAACAAATCTTGAAAGATATTTATTATAAATTAGTTTTTAATATGGCAAACAAAGTGTATAAAGACAGTGATATATTAAAAGCGATGGCAATGCATTTGGACGAGGATTCTGTGGTTTTCGGTGCGAATGGACACTATGCCATCGGTGCTTACTATGACCTTACTAAAGTAAGCAGTGTGTTCGGTGATAAAGAATACAACAGTCAAGACAATATAGATTCAGCTAGCGCAACAACGGTAGCAAAACTATATCGTACAAATAACGATGAGTTTGATGAAAATCTTCAGAATGCTTATTGGCTGAAAAACTATTAATACTATGATAGGAGAAGGTGGAAAAGAGAGAAGACAAAGGGTAAGTTTTGACAGTATAATTGATGCTTTGTCTACGGCAAAAAATGGCACTTATCTAACTTTGTGTTACATAAGTGAAGCAAAAATAGGTAAAACTTTGACTGGAAAGAACATTGATATTGAAATAATAGAAACTAATAGATATTTAATGAAATAAAATATGGAACTTAACGAGAAACATAGGCCAAGTGGTGTGACAAGAAGAATTCACACAAAAGACGCAAATGGTAAAAAACAAAGTTTTGACTACATACAAAATTTACCAAAATACAATAAGTCTCAGCAATTCAATCAAGCAAGTAAATTCCAAAGAATAAACGCACGCCCTGTTGAAGACCCTAATGGCGAGGATATTGATACAGTTTTAAAGGATGGTACTATAGAGCGCAAAGGGGTGCATTTACCACAAGGATATTATAACGTAAATAATGTGGGCGGTACTGAACATTGGGGCATTGACCCTAAGACGTTTGCTAAAAAGTATGAGGCAGACCCCACTCAAAATGGTGTTTATAAACCAAA